ACGAGATCGCTCAGTGTCTCGTGGGCTCGGAGATGTGTATAAGAGACAGGAGACACGCCGTGCAAGTTTGACATGGTGCGTGTCGTGTACTAGCGAAAAACCGAACGCACTGAAGCACGTCCTTATTGGCGTGTCGTGGTTTTTGGTGTGCTATATTTGAGAATATCAACAAAAACACTAGAGAATAGGAAAAATAAAATGTAGTTGTGTTTATGGGTGTTAGTATTGATGTTGTCAGTAAAAACAAACGAAAAAATAGGAGCGATTAAAATGTGGTGTTTTACTGTTACGTCTGATGATTTTACGGTGTTTGAGTTCACGCCTGCGTATATGGGGGTGTATGCGGAGGTGTATGGCCCGTATCCGGCGGGTACGGTTAAGGAGGCGTTGGATGGCGTGTGTAATGTTTTACGTCGTGCGTTTTACGGGTCTGACGTGTATTTTGGTATTGTTCATTCCTTTTTTGATGAGGATGGAGTTTTGCATGGTGATGTTGAGGTGCGTTTTGAGGAAGAAGGTGTGTGATGAGTTATAATAGGTACAATGGTAATAAGCGTTTTTATATAGGTGGTAGCATGGTTAGGGGTATACGTCGTGTGCGCGTTGGGCGTTATGTGTCTGGGTGTAGTGATTTGGATTGTGTGGGGTTGTTTGATTTTGTAATGTTGTATTATGCTGATGATATTGCTTTAATGCGGTTGAATTTGTGGAATGATAGGGGTGTGTAATATGATGTTGTTTGGCCTATTAGCTCAGTGGTTAGAGCGGCATCCTTATAAGATGTGCGGGTCGGGTTCAATTCCCGGATAGGCCACGGTTATTGTTAGTGTGATATATTAGGTCATGACATGTCGTTTGGCATGTTGTGGCCTTTTTTGTATGAGGTATATGCATATGGATATGAGTTCTATCGCTACCCTTGTGGGTAGTGTGGGTTTCCCTATTGTCGCGTGTTGTGGAATGGCGTGGTTTATTGCCACGACGTTCCGTGATTTTAATAATTTGATGACGAAGAACAATGTTTTAACTGAAGAGCTTATTGCCTTGCTTAAGAATGATAAGGGGGATGCTGATGTTGATGAAGCGAATATGGCATAGCATATTGGCGTGTGTATGCGTGTTGTCGTTGGTTTTTGTGCCGTCTGCGAACGCGGATATGCGTGGTTTTGACGTGAGCAATTGGCAGTGTGATATTGATACGTATGCGCTGGACGCTGATTTTGTTGTGGCCGGTGCGACTTGGGGTGTTGGCGGTTTTAATAATGTCTGTTTGATCAATGGCGTTAATCAGGCTGCGAATTATCAACTCGGCCGTGCAGTGGACAGCGGTAAAAGTATTGGCGTGTACCATTATGCTATGGGTCATGATGCGGTGGCGGAGGCTGATTTTTTCGTGGACAACGTTGCCGGATATGTCGGGCGGGCTGTGCTTGCGTTGGATTGGGAGGCTGATGACAACCCGCAGTTTGGTAATGGTGCGTGGGTTGAGTCTTGGGTGCGGCGCGTGTATGACCGGACGAGAGTGTGGCCTGTTGTTTATACGGGGGCGTATTCGTTGGGTCAGCTTACGCCGTATGTGCGTGAGCATTGCGGTGTTTGGGTTGCACAATATGCGTCGAACGTGCCGACTGGTTATCAGGCGGTGCCGTGGCTTTATGGCGTGTATGGTGAGGCCATGCGACAGTATACATCTAATGGTTACGTGTCGGGTTATGGGCCGTTGGACTTGAACTATTTTCGTGGCGAGCGGTGGCAGTGGGATGCGTATGCGCGTGGTGAGCGTGATGACGGTGCTTCGGTTCCGGCTCCGGTGCCGGATGCGGGTTGTGTGTCCGCGTGTGTGACGGTCGGGCCGGGTGATACGTTGTCGGGTATTGCCGCGCGGACTGGTTTGTTGCCGTGGCAGTCGTGGCATGGGTATGAGTCTGGTGATCCGAGTGTGATATATCCTGGTGAAACCGTTTGCTATGGCGGTGGTACTGTTGCGCAGTCGAATACGAATACGGTGCACACGTATACGGTGCAACCGGGTGATAGTTTGTGGGCTGTTTTTGGTGGCGATTGGGCGCGTGTCGCGTCGGTTAATGGCTTGTCTAATCCGAGTTTGATTTATCCGGGTCAGATTTTGCGTTACTGATAATCATTGTTAATAATCGGCGTGTTGCATTTGCACACGCCGATTTTTATGCTATAAATATATGTGTTAGCAAAAATGTTAACAGAAAAAAACAGATTAAAAGGATAATAATAATATGCGCAAGATTCGTAAGGTGATCGCTGATAGCGATATCATCTATTTTGACCGGGACGGCAAGTTGAAAACGTTCCATACTATCGGAAACATTCGCACCATTGAAAAAGCAGTTAATACGCTTATGGCCGCGGGTATTGTCAACGTCCTGATTGACGATGTCATTGTACACAAGAAAACGTATGCTATGGACGTTGACACGTTCATGACGTATGCCGAACTCATCGATACCGACAACGATACCGACAACGATACCGACAACGATACCGACAACGATACCGACAACGATAACGACAACGATAACGAATCTGAATTCTGATTTTGGAAGGAAACATCATGACGAAGAACAATGAACAGATGAACGACACCGCGACTGAAACCGATCAGACCCCTGTTGACAATTATCGTTACATTTGTACGATGGACAACAGCACTTTTGAGGGCAAACGTGCCATCGTCAACGCGCGTAACAATGCGTTGTCGCTGAACGGTATCGGTGACACGCCGCTAACGGTCATTGGCGCGTACACCACACCGGGCGTGCGTTCTCAGACGGGACAGAAATGCATAAACGTCTATCTTTTTGCAAATGACGGCAATACGTATTTCAGCCAGTCGCAGGGCATTTATCGTAGCGTGTTGGATATTTATGACATGTTCCCTGATTTCAACGCGCCGAACGGTATCCCCGTAGTAGTGATGAAGACATCACTTGGTGGGGGTCGTTTTATGAAATCGCTTGAAATCAAGTAGTTTGAAATGAGAAAAAAAGCGCCATAAATAATATGGCGCTTTTTTATGTGGGTGGTGAAATCATGCCTAGAGCACGTAAACAGGCGGACGTTTTAACCGCGAAGCGTAAGCGCGTGAGACGCACGATAAACAGTCTGAAAAAAAGTATCACGGACGCCATGCCCGAGAGCGAGGCAAACGCACGACGGGAATATATTCAGCGGCTTGAATCGCAGTTGAAAAAAACATATGTCGGGCGCGTGAGTAATCGCGCCATTCGTGAGGAATTGTATCAGCGTGCCAACGAAGTCGCGGATACGCTCGTGCGACAGGTTGGCGAAGTGCGCGGCGGCAAAGGCCGCGCAATGGAGCGTAGACGCTCGTTTAACATTTTCCGCACCGAGATGAGAATGGCATCCAAGGGACAGCCGAGCGCGTTGGGCGAGCTTGGTCGGGAAAAAGTCAAGATTTTTTGGCGATACACACAAAACATATGGCAGAAGCCGAATATTCCGCCGGACAAACGATTGGAGGCCGTCATGAAGGCATATGACGCGGACTCGTTGAGTGAGCTTTTTGACACCATTATGACGCGAAATGAAAAAGCGCTGCAATACGCCAAAAACATGAAAGCGCACACGGGCGAATTGGAAGATTATACGGATACCGACGGCGGTAGTCCTATATGGCTCGTGGCGGTTTCCCCTGATGTGGTACGATGAAAGCACACAAAAAATACAGGGTTGCGGCGATATTCGACACCGAAACAACGAATATCGGTGAGGGGGCCGAAACGCGCGCATATCCGATATTGTACATTTTCAACGATTTGCGTGACACCCCATTGGAATCGTATTCGCCCGATACGGACGATGTACGTTTTTACCGTCATACGTCCGAAGCGCTGGCGTACATTGATGATTTGGTCACGTATGGTCGTGCGCATGGTTATGTACCGATAATCGCGGCATATAATCTCATGTTTGATATGCAGACGCTTCTGTTGGAATTGGCGCAATCGTATATGATTGAGGTCAATGCGCAGACCGCCACCAGCGTGTACACGCTCGATCTGTGCGTTGATGGTAATGTGGTGTGCCGTTTTTGGGATACATTTTATCTCGAAATGGGCGGATTGCGCGCAATGGGTGAAACGTGCGGCCTGCCCAAGGCGGTGGGCGATTGGGATTACACACTTGTGCGCACGCCTGAAACGCCGTTGACTGAGGAGGAATTGTTTTATGCGCGGCGTGATGTACAGGTGATACCGCAATATCTACAATGGCTGTTGCACGCTAACCATTGGCTCACGCCTGACATGTTGGGATGTCGCGTATTGACCAAAACCTCGCTTGTGCGTCAGATGGCGCGCCGTGAGATTGGCGGGCGGCGCGTCACGTTGCAAGGCGGCAAAAAAATCACGTTGCAACGGGCGTTTGAAATGACGTGTAATCAAGAGTTTCCGAAAAACTATGAGTCCTATGCATTGCGCAAGGCATGTTTTCGCGGCGGATTGACGTTTACGAGCGCGAAAACCGCCAGCGTTGTCGTGGATAATGTAGCGTCTCTTGACGTTACGTCAATGCATCATGCGTTTATCAACGGGCGTCGTTTGCCGGTGAAATTCGCGGTCGTGCCGCCGGAAATTTTGCAAATCGCGTGTGAGCGCATCGTTGGCACACCGCTTGAAGATGTATTACGTAATTATAGTGATCCGTTTCGCACGGGGTTGCATGTTGCGATAGGTTTTACAAACCTTAGATTACGGGAAAACACATGTTTTGCCGATTGGGGTATTGCAATCTGCCCACGCTCCAAGTTCGTTAAAACGTTGCAGGCGGACACCGATTACAGCAATAATGAACGCGCGAAAACACAGGAAAACAGTGTAAGGGCGCACGGCTATGTTGATAGTGCCGTTAATCCGACGTTTGCTTTTGGTAAATTGTTTCAGGCGGATGAATGCATCTTGCACGTTAATGAGATTGAGCTGTGGAACGTGGCGCAGGTGTACGAGTTTGACGAAATGCATGTGTTGTACGGCGAAGCTACCACTAAGTCGATTGTTCCGCCCGATTACGTGACATTGCAATCCAATATGCTGTTTTCGCGGAAAACCGACGTGAAAAATCTGATCAAACGTTATCATGAGGGCACGGCATACGCGGGTGAAATACCCGATTCCATCCCCGAGGGAATCGCACGTGACGCCAGGGCGGGCGCGTTGAGCGCGAAATTTTTGCAATCGTACTACGGTAGCACCGTTAAGGGTCAATTTAATGGCATCTATGGTACTCAGGCTCAGGACGTTATGAAAGCCGATTACCGTGTGACGGAAAAAGGCGAGCTGGAAGTAGATAAAAACACGATTTGCACGCCTGAGAATTTTGCGAAAAAACGGCCGAAGACACCACGTGTGCTGTATACGTATGGTATGCGGATTGTAGCCGGGTCACGTATGCATCTGGTGATAGCCATGATGCTGATATATCGGCGTTTCGGGAATCGCGTCACCGTCACGGGCGGCGATACCGATAGCCTGAAAATCAGCTGTGCCGATGACGTGATCGACGCGGAACTGTTGGACGCGCTCGAACCATTGCACACCGCGATAGAAAACGCAATCAATATTACCATGAGGCGCGTCCGAAACACCGCGCCTGATATGGCGTCTACGCTTGATCATATCGGCAAGTTCGAGGTTGAGGACTGCGGCGGCACCACTCGTTACGCCGAACATGTGGAACTATGGAACAAGGCCCGCGTGAGTTTGGACATGAGCGGACATGTGCATGTCACGTGTGCCGGTTTGCCACGGCCCGACGGCGTGTATACCATTGAGAGTTTTGTTGAGGATATCATGCGCATGGGGCACGGGTTCGCGGAAACGGTACGTTTGGCGCTTGGTTATGATGTGTTGGTTGATTATGACATTTGTCACACGTTGCAACGTAACCGTCCGCATGTATGGGATAGGTACGTTGATAACGTCACCGATTATCGGGACGCGACATGCCATGTTGATACGCCCGAAGCGATAGCGTTGTACCCATCCGGGAGGTGGCTGGGTGAATCGGACAAACAGGCCAACGGTGAAAATCTGTCATACATGGCACGCATATATAATAGGCATGTGGAAACAACACCGCGTGAACTTATCGTGCGGGATGGTAAACCTATGATTGTGAGTATTGATGGCGAAATATTATTATGATCGACTTAAGACGTTGATATTGCCGCGAAACGCAGATGTTAATATGATTATCGGCGCGCGCGGTTTAGGTAAGACATACGGTGTACGAAAATACATGATAGAAGACTATCTAAAAAACGGATACTGTTTTGTGGAAGTGACACGTTTTCGTGAGGAAAACAACGACGTTGCGGCGAATTATTTCAGTCGTATCGTACAAGATGATATTTTTCCGGAGTATGAATTTCGGACAACCAATAAAATAGCTGAAATTCGTAGAAAGAAAACCGGTAAAAAAGAAAACCCGTGGAAAACAATCGGCTATTTTATACCTTTGTCATTACAACAGCAGAAAAAGAAGAGCACTTATGTTAATGTGCGCAATATCTGCATGGATGAAATCATCATAGATAATGATGATAGATACCACACGTATCTGAAAAACGAGTTTGAGCAATTGGCGAAACTTGTGGATACCGTCACGCGCGAACGCGCCGATGATACGGAACTGCGCAAGCCGAGAATATTTCTACTCGGTAATGCCTGCGACGCTTTTAATCCGTATTTTCAGCATTATGACGTACCGTTGGAACCTGAATACGGTTTACAATGGTTGGGTGGTAAAACGTGCCTGTTCGACTATGTACGTGATGACGTGTACGCCGAGCAGAAAACGAAGAATACAGTATCAGGACGCATGTTGAAGAACAACGATGACATGACCGCTAAAAACAGGTTCAAGCGTCACAACACCGATTTTATCGAAAAACCACACGGACATGCAAAACTTACGTATGTTTTCCGATGGTTACAACATGAATACGGCGTGTATGTCGATTTGCGTTGCGGCTATGTTTTCGTAGCATCTAAATATGATGGCGGCGCGCATGTACCGTATTTCGCGATCACCCGGACGGACAACAAACTTAACTATCTTACCGCGAACATGGCGAAGGATTTGATTAGGAATCTCACATCATATTATGCACTGGGATATCTGCGCTATGATACGGTGGAAACACAACACGCCGTAAGTGAAATGCTCAGGAATTTCGGTGTAAAATAAATACGGCATACGTGAGGTGTTACAGCGAGGTTGTTAAAACATTATTATCGATAACCACGGTTGACTCCGTCGATGATATGGCCGTGAGGGATAAGCGCGCCGACCATCGTTGTTAATCATGTCGCAAGTATGCTAATCTTGAGTCGTGCCAGCTCGGTATTCGTTCACTGGCACGACTCTTTTTTTCATATGGAAAGGAAAAACGCTAATGGATGACGAAACCACCGAGGAAATGGACACCGCCGAACACGATGACCTCACGGAAGGTGAGGCCCACCGCGAAGGCGAGTTCGATGACCTGCGCGACATGCTTATACGGGTGCTTGACAAGATGGACACGATGAGCGAACGAATCGATGGCATCTATGATAATTTTGCCGATTCGATCGCGCAAATGGTCGAAAACGGCGCAACCGTCAAGGAAACCGACGATGACGCGGCGGAGGCAATCGCACAGGCCGCCGCGAACGACTTGGAAAACCTCGACTACACACTTTAACGGATAGGAGAAAAATATATTATGGCTGTAGATAATGCGACGATTTTGGACAAAGTCCGTACCAAGGGCACCGATGACTACCAGCAACGCATACCGAGCGCGACGCAGACCGGCGTGGCGAACACCATGCGCTATCTGTTCGACCCGATGAACCGTCAGTACCTCAATGACTGTGTTTGGAACATGGTCAACCGCATCGGACTCACCGTTATGGCGCAGAACACGCCGTTTGAGAACCCGCTGGCGATTTTCAAGAAGGAAAATCTCTATTGGGGTAGCACAGTGCAGGAAATCGCCGTCAAATGGATTAAGGCGCACGGCTACAAGGATGACGCCGAAGACCTTCTGAAGATGCACAGGCCCGAAGCCGCCGTATGGTTCTACGAGATGAACCGGCGTGACCAGTACCCCATCTCATGGACGGAAGATGAGTTGCGACAAGCGTTCATTGATGATTTCGGGTTGAACCGTTTCATTGCACAGATCATGGAGACCCCGCGTAATTCTGATAATTACGATGAAATGAACATCATGCTTGCGCTGATACGCCACTACGAACAGACCCTCGGCTTTTACAAGGTGCATCTTGATAGCATCCCGTCCGACGAAACGACCGCCAAGACGTTGCTCAAGGCGTTGCGTTCGACCGCCGGACGTATGCAGTTCCCGAGCACGCAGTACAACGCGCTCAACGTGACCGACATTCCGGCGTACGCCAACCCCCAGCAAATGGTGTTGTTGATTGAGCCGGAATATCTTGCGTCGATTGATGTCGATGCACTGAGTGCCGTGTTCCACCTGGACAAAGCCGAAGTGCCGTACCGTATCATTCAGGTACCGAGCCTCGGCATCCCCGGCGCTGTTGCGTTGCTTGTTTCGACCGATTGGTATCAGGTGCGCGACATCATGTATGGCACCAGTCAGTTCTACAATCCCCAGACCTTGGGTAACACTCTGTATCTCAACCATTGGGGCATCTACGGCGTGTCGCCGTTCACCCCGTGCGCGCTGTTCACGACCGACGCGGGTACCAGCATCAAGGTAGTGACGCAGACCGTGACCGGTTTTACGCTGACTAGCGAAAATAGTGGAACTATTAAACCGGGTGATGTGATACAGCTCATACCGAAGCTTACCGCCACGCTTGAACCTACAGGTACTGCCATTGAGGTTGCACCGAACACCGCGACTTACGAGATTGCGGCAAAACATAACAGTACTTCTGCGGCGTCCCCCCTGAACGTCAATACGTTCGTGGATGATCAGGCGCGCTTGCATATTCAGCGCGACGGCCTCACATCGGATGACGTCATTGCCGTAAAAGGTACCGCCACGTACATCAATCCGAACGGTGAGACTACCGTGCATACCGCTGATGCTGTATTTAATATATCTGTTACCGAACAGTCTGGCTCAACTCACGTATCTGACTCAACTCACGTATCTGACTCAACTCACGTATCTGACTCAGCTCACGTATCTGACTCAGCTCGCGTGTCTAAATAACGCATAATACGATAGATTATATATTCGGGATATCGGAAAACCGGTATCCCGATTCTTATATAGAAAGATATGATATGAATTTCCCGCATCTGCAAAATGCAACGTCGTTCCCGGATACTGATACGCGCGTGTACGAACAGTACCGTAATGTTTTCGACTACAATATTTGGACGCCAAACACGGTAATAAAGTTGTGCCGCGTGAACTGGTACGACGATTATCACGATGTTGTGAAATTCCCCGACGATACCGCAAGAGACGCATGGTTTGACAAACTGGACGGCGAAACCGTCAAGCTCACGAGTAACATGTATATCGCGCGCGCCGATACGGACGGCATAAAATTACCCGTACCGTACATGACGGCGCAACAGTACAATTACATTGTCGTTGATTTTTCGCATGATATTGTCAATACGCCGTATCAGAAAACCGACGTGCAGACACGCTATCACTTTTTCATTACGTCCGTGCAGGCAGAAGCGCCGAACACGACAACATGCACGCTTGCACGTGATATATGGACAGATTATATCAACAGCACCACAATCAACGGTTTGTTACTGTCACGCGGACATGCACCGCTCACCGAGACATCACCCGTACAGCTTCTTGAAAACCCACGAGCGAACTGCCGTGATTTCACATTGCCCGACGTTGATTATGGCAACGCGGCGACGAACATTAAAAAAAGCACGCCTATCAATTTGCAAAACGGAACAAGATACATATGTTTGGCTGCAACGTTTTCCCCGCAACAACTGCAATCAATGAGCAATATGCGCGGTACAAACGTCACGGATACCAACCCGTCATATACCAACGTTGATGAAACGGTCAATGATTTCGCATGGGGTGCCGGAAACATAAACACGTCAAACGTAACCGGCGCGGGTACGTCATATAATTCCATTGATAATCTCACTGCAAGCAACGTGTACATGTACGCGCTGGAATCATCCAACATATCGGGTGATTATTTCGATACGCTGTTTGCGTATTATCCACATATCATGTCACAAATCGTATCGGTTTTCGTTGCCACAGCGAGCATGATTCATCTTGGTTCCGCCATTACGGTGGATAATGTGAAATGGCATACGGTCGGCGGCGCGCGCACAAAACTAGCGGACATTGATCTAACCGCGAATGATTTCGGCTATGCACCTGAATACGCCAAAATAACACGCCTGTACCTTGCACCATATGCGTACTTGGAGGTATCCGACAACATCGGCAATAAAACCCGTGTGGAAATAGCGGATTGCGGCCGTCTCTCGGCGCAAGCCGTCACATCGTTAAGCTACCCGATATTACGACAACTCGCATGGCTTGACGGCGTAGGTGGCGACGGCGACACGTCCATAAACATCAACGCCATCAACGGGGCCATCATTACCGCCGCCGTTCCGAACGCGGACATGCTCAAAACGCTCATATCCCATGACATACCGACATATGCGTTGCAACGCCGCGCGATCGACGCGCAACGCGCCGATACTTACAATGTCGCCGTAAGTCAGGCACGACAAAACGTTATGCTGGCATATGAAAACGGCGCGCGCTCGGCTAATGTCAGTCAAGCTAACACGCATCGTAGCAGTGCGGCGGCAGTGTCGAACACCGCACGCGCGAATCAACGCGACACCGCAATAAAAAACGAGTCCAATAGTGTGCGATCGGATAATCTCACATACTCGACCACACGCCAAACCGCTGACTTGGGCACTAGCACGGTCAAAATCAACCTCGACGTGAGGCAGGACAACACATTGCAAAACAAGGCATTTGTGGAAGGGTCTCAAACTCAGGCAATAACAAACGTGGCAAGCGCGATAGGCACAATGGCGGGGGCCGCGCTGGTAATCGGCACCGGAGGCGCGGCCTCGCCAGCGGTGGCCGGTGCAATGGCAATCGGCGGCGCGGCGCTTCAGGGATACAACACCGGTGTCGCAATCACTAACAACGCGGAACTCAACAAGGTGTCCAATGATGTCGCAAACACCAAAGCGGCCAACTCAATTCAGGCCAACACCGAGCAAACGCAACATGCCATAACGCAGGCCACCGCTACGACCAGTCGCGCGAACACGCAAGCTGATCGCATTACCGAGTACAGCACAAGCGCGGCTACCGACATGACCGCCACAAGCACGGGCGCGGCTAACGCCAACGCGGACACGTCACGTGGGCTGACAATTGACAACGCCAAACGAATCATGACGAACGCGCGCGACAACACAAATGCGTCATGGCGCGACACGCTCAACCATCCGGCGCGCCCCGTCGGCGCATATGGCGGCGACAACCTTGCGCAGGCCACGGGCCTTGACGCCATGACAATCAAAATCGTGACCGAGGACAACGGCGCGATAGCGGCGGCGGGAGATTACATGCTACGCTATGGAATCGCAAGCAACAAACTCTACAACAAACCGACGCTGACAGCCTGCAAGCATTACACGTATTGGCGGAGCGCTGATATATGGCTTATCTGCCCGTTTGCGCAAAACGCGCAATTGCAGACACTCAGGGACGTTTTCAACGCAGGTGTTACAATATGGGACAAACCCGAGGAAGTCGGGAACGACTTCATGCACGACAATCTATGAGGTGATGGAATGGGACGCAAACGTACGCATAAAAGACCATTGACCCGCGCGGAACTGGGTGAACAGGACGCGCCGGTATGGCAACAGTCCGAAGCGCTCAACTCGCAAGCGTATTCGATGGCATATTCGCAAATGCTGAATATCGCGTTATCACGGTTCAAGTGGCTTAATCTGCCGAAAACCTGCGACGCTTGGTTTTTGGAATATAATCTATTGTATTTCGGTTACGCTACAATCGCGTTCCCGCATAGTAAGCCCGGCGTGTTCTTCAGCACGCAGGCGGTGACAACATCAAATTTCAACGTGTATTACAAGCCACGGAAATGGGATAGCTACGGCATTAACGGCTGGCGTTTTCCGGTCAACAACTCCAATGGTGTTTTCATCTACGCCAACCGCGCGCGTACGCCGCTCATTCCGACCATCGAATTTTTCGCGCATGAGATAGAAGATTTGTACATGACACGACGGCAGAATCGTTTCAACCAGAAAACGCCGTTTATCCTTGAGGTTCCAGCCGGACAGCAAACGGCGGGCGTCAACGTTATCAAGCAAATCTCAGGCGGTGAAATGGCGATCATGGCGACACCGGGGTTCACCGATTCCATGAAGGCCAACGTGTTGAAAACCAATGTGGAATACATCGGCATGGAATTGCAGAACGATATACAAAACACGTGGAACTCGTTTTATCAGGCGCTTGGCATCAAAAACCTGCCGTTGAAAATGGAACGACAGACCGCCGATGAAATACAGGATTACGGCGAACCTACCGATCTACGCGCGCTCAGCGAACTAGAGGAACGGCGCGCCGCCTGCGATATACTTAACACAAGATTCAGCAAATACCTCAAGGAACCGATACAGGTTGTGTGGAACGAAGACAATATCTCACGCAATTATGATTATTTGAATAACCTTGAAAGATTGGCCGGTGATGATAATGCAGAATGACATAGACAGCTATCAGCCATGCGAACCGCGCAACGAATTTCATGGCGTGATGACGTACACATTTGGCGAACTACTCGATGTGCCGGGCGGCGTTGACTGGGATAATGCCGTATGGTCATGGCGGGACGTTGCCTATGATGACACGCAATACACGCGCTGTTGCAAGAAAATCGAAAACCGTTTCTATGATCGGGAACTAGGCGTTATGCCACCGTCAAGATGGCGACGGCACTTCATACGGCTAATACAAGAAATCATGCCGACATTACGCCCACTATACGCGCTTGCAGATAAAAACCCTGATATAATACTCAGTGATAATGACACATGGCACAAAATGCGAACCGTTTTCAGCGATTTCCCGGCGACTCAACTGGCCGAAAATCAGGACTACGCAAGCAACGCAACAGATAATCAATACGAGACCATTACCAATGGTAATTTTATGGACAAAATCGAACGTATCCGAAACGGTGATTATGTTGACATTGACGTGTTGTTGCTTGATCATCTAGAATCATGTTTTAGTCCGTTATGGACTATCAATCTAAACAATTACTAGCGAGGTGATTTCATGGACGCCAATACATTAGCCCGTATCGAAAACGAATATTCCAAGCTTACCGAATACATCAACAAACTAGGTGATTATCTATTGAAACAAATGAACAAAAAGAAAACGCTGACAGATAATCACTATGAATTGTTGATAAAACAATACGCCATCATGCTACAATACGCCGACGTTTTGGCGCAACGAATCTACCTCGCACGGAAGGAAAAATAATGTTTCCATATCTACCGTTTTTCTCAGTATGGCCCTACACACCAGCCATACCGGCGTTTTATTGGAACGCCAAAAGCCAAGAAGAAATAATAAAACACATTGCATGTGAAATTGACCACATAACCGCATATTTGGACGAAATCGTAACCGACATAAACAAAACACTAAGCGATTATGACACAAGAATAAAAAACATCGAGGCACACATAAACGACTATGCAATCGCCATAGCGCAAATACAAGAACAAATCGAACATATCGGAGACACACAATTAGTCTGGAATGTCACAAAAGGCGAATACACTGACAGTAAAACAGCACTACGAGACCTATACCGCGAACTAGCGGTATACGGCGCAAGAGTAAGCCAAATCGCTGACATAAACACCGGCAGGGCCGCAGAACACCGTACCGACGAAACATCAGTAATCGGCAACCTCACCATATTCAACGACACCACACCACGTGTCACCGATACAACCACCGGCGATCCATATTCGCCGTTGACCGAATAGAAAAAAGGAGCAATACATATGGTTAACACCACAAATTACAATCTGGAAAAATACGAAGCTGGCAACGCCGCAAATCTCCTCGACCAATACAACAATTCGATGGATAAACTTGATGCGGCAATAAAAACCGTAAGCGATAAAGCCGATTTAGCATTAAACAAAAACGTGTTGTCAGAAGGTCTAGCGGCGTTCCTGAGCGCGCTTGGCATCACTAACGAAAATGCTACTAGCCTCGGCACCATACTCAATCATATTCTAAACCGCACCGGTACGGAAACATTCAACGTTACCGATCTCAGCAAACTCAAAAAGACAGAAGAAGGCTTCCCGATTCCGCCCGTCGAATAAGGTATATAAATCATGACAGCCGAAACACCATTTTACCATTTGCCATTATACGAAACCGGCGACTTAGCCGACCTACGTGATGGATACAACGCGGCTATGCGTATCATAGACAGAACAATACATCAATTAAAAGTGCAAGAAGAAATTAATCATCCATCAAACCTAAAAAAGGAAGGCTAACATGACAGAATACACAACCAACTTCAACTTGGAAAAATACCAAACCGGCGACGCGGCAAACCTAAACGATCAATACAATGCGTCAATGGACATTATCGACGACAATCTCTATAAAATCAACACAAACGCAAACACCGCCGGTGGCAAAGCGGCCCAAGCGCTAGAAACAGCACAAAACAACACCAAAAATCTCACGGCATTAGGCATAACAGACACCGAAACCGCAACACAACTCAAAACCAAAATAAACAATACCGCCGAAACAGCACAAAACAACACCAAAAATCTCACGGCATTAGGCGTAACAGATACCGAAACCGCAACACAACTCAAAACCAAAATAAACAATACCGCCGAAACAACACAAAACAACAAAACACAAATTACAACAATAAACAATTACATCCACGTAAACGAAATGTTCAACATGCGCGGCGACAACATCATGGTAACGTTCGGTGACAGCTACGCCGCCCCCACCGATAACACGTCATGGGCAGTACAAGTAGCAACAAAACTAGGCTGGACACTCAAAAACTATGCAATAGGCGGCGCGGGATACATCGAACCAAACACAACATATCAAACAGAGTTCAATTCCGCACATCAGGACAATACATATAATCACAACAAGGTATCACTAGTTATAATCGGCGGTTCAAGAAATTCAAACGATGGATACAGCGGCACAATAAAAACAGCCGCAATAGCATTATTCCAACAATGCATAAACGAATACCCTAACGCTAGAATAATAGCAATACCCATGTTATGGGATAGTAAAACCGTATCCGACTATTGGCGTTACAACGCGGGTGAAATCGAACAAGCCGCAATCGAAACCGGCATAGAAAGTATCCCGTGGGCGTGGACATGGAACATGGGTAAAACCAACAACATCAAAAACGACAAAATTCATCCTAACGAAAATGGCACTACAATAATCCGAAACTACATCCTACGCTACCTAACAGGCACATATACAGGCAGACACGAACACTGGGTATGGAGAAAACCAGACAACCCAGCCGCCGGAATGCTCTCAGTCAACGCAAGCGGCGGAACAATTAGTTACGCATTCCAAATGTTACAGGGTGTCACACCAGCCGAATGGACTAACATATCAGGTTTGCCAGAATGGGCATGGGGTGACGCAGACACTACCAATTCAGCGCATAAATGGGCACTACAAATATCCAACAACGCAAATGAAGCAACACTATTCAAAATAAACGAAAACGGTACATTCGGAATACAACCATTCACAACTACAGGCAGTCACGGCACACCTAACGGGCTCATGTGCGGACACTTCACCACAGCATGGTAACAACATAATAAAAGCCGGTTAGTAACAATACCAACCGGCTTTTATTACATCAGTCACCATACATAATCATAAATTGAAACAACATATGAACAAACGCCATCTTTAACACCACAACATACGAAATCAAAATCAAAATCACAATCACCATAATTATATTCAAGAACCCTAATAAGAGCTGATTTAAACGTGACCACACTATCATCATTTTCCTCACAAGAAGTAACAGTTGTCTTAAAACCGTCAATATCAACCTCATATAAATTATCCGGTGCAATCTCAGTTACATAGGCATTAACTTTAAACATTTTAATCGCTCCTATTTTTTCGTTTGTTTTTACTGACAACATCAATAC